ACTTATCTGCATGAGATTCGTAGTTATCTGGTGTGATATCGTTTTCAGAAACTTCTTCTTTTAACTTATCGCTACCAAAATTATCTACCCGACTTGGAATAACCTTGTTATTCATTGTGCATCCTCCATATTAGAATGAATTGTTTGAATTTCTTGTTCTGCAAAACTCAAACCGTTTATTTCACCTACTACCCTTTGGTATTGTTCAAAATTTTCAATACTTCCAGAGGCAAGTGTTTGTGTGAGAGAATCAATCCTCTCACGATATTTCTGGAGCAAATGCTCCATAAGTCTTATATGGTCCACTATTTAATATAGTTATACCAAAGTAAGCCTTTTGTCTGACCATAAGCAGCTTTTACTTTAGATTCTTTTCCAACAACTTTGTCGTTAGAATCCATATTAAGTTCACCTGCTTTTACAACTTCAGACTTTGTTGTATCCTCCATCGAAGGCACTGACAGTTTTTGTTTCGCACCTTGTGATTTTGGGGATGGGTAACTAGCTTTATTATAATTACTCATTTTCTCCTCCTTGATTTGTTCGTGAATCACGAACGGTTTTTAATACTTCGTTTAAATTTTTAATTTCATCGTTATTAGTTTTAGCTTGTAATTCTTCTAAATCTACTGCTGCTTTAGTTTGTGTAGCTTCTCTTTGAGCTTCAATACGCATCATCTCTATTTGTTTATCACGTATATCTTCTTGTTCTTTTTGTGCTAACTGGTCTTTTTCATGTTGTAGCTGAGCAGCGAACATTTGTTGTTGTGGGTTTTGTTGTGCCATAGCCTGTGCTTGTGCCATTGCTTGTGCTTGTCCTGTTACTTGCTGTGTTGCCGTTGCTGCAGCTACTGCGATTTGATTCATAACTTCTGGTGGCATTTGTCCATCTTCCATAGGTGGTAATGGTTGTCCAAGAGCTTGTTCTATTTGTACTCTATAAAGTATAGCTTGTCTTTCTTGGATATTAGCACCTATACTTTGTAAAGCTATAGGGTTTTGTTGCATCATTGGGTTTTGTAAAAATGCACTATGTGCTGCAATATATGCTTCTTGATTTTGGAAATCGTAAACTTTTATAGGTTCGCCTTTCATAGCTGCTTGTTGTTCTGATATTGGGTCTCTAGGTGGAATATCTTCATCGGGTGGTAAAATAGCGTCTATATCTTTTACATTCAAAGCTATATACATTTTTCTATAGGCTTCTTTTAAATCATGTATGTCAGGTGCTGATTGTGCCATTTGTAGCTGTGTTTGTGCTAATGTAATTCTTTGTGTCATACTGAAAATATTAGGGTCACTGACAGGAATTACATCTACTGAATTATCAAAGTCTTCTCTAAACACGTTTTGATTATTACCTTGTACTTGGTACGGGTACTCTTTAGGTAGAAACTCACCAAATACTCTTTTTAATATTTTAAATTCATTACGTTGAGCATAATGTAAACGTTTATGTATCGCTGACATAATACGTTGTCCTTTTTCTAATAAAGCTACTGTTGTACCAACAGGTGCCTCACTATTACCGTCTCCTGTGGGATTTTCTACAGTAGCAGCAAATCTTTTACCTGCATCAACTAATCCACCTAATAAAGCATTTAATGTACCGCTTGGTTCTTTATAAGGTAGCGGTAAAAATGCATCTTGTAATCTACCACCAGGAGCGTCAACATCTCTCCACTCTCCTGGTTGTAAAGGGTCATCATGTCTTTGTATATTTAATCCTCTTGATTTAAAACCTGCGGGTAAATTACTTAATGTTCCTGCGTCTATAAGTTGTCTTAAAATTGCAGTGACTGATTTAGTTAAACCACCCATCATATGTATCAAACCAAAACCATAAAAACCTAATCCTGGAAGAAATTTATAATGCGTAAAATATTCTATCTTTTTCTTCATGGGGTCGTTCTGATTATAATTAGGTCTTATAGCTAAAACTTTATTATTATCTTTACATATAGTTACTATGTAAGGTAATGCTAATCCTGTTTCTTCACCCATTTCATTTTTATCTTCGAAACCTTCTAAATCTAAATTTACATGCATTTCTAAAATAGTGTATTCTTCATCATTAGCAGTTCTAGATAAACCTTGTAGTTCATCGATTTTAGATTCTACATCTGTGTTTTCGTAACCACCTTCAGGGTCCATCATCTCCATATCTTTATATAAACCGGATACTTGTAATTTTTTCAAATCATTAGGAGACATATGTATCACATGTGTGATTCTAGGTGATGTTAGTAAATCTACTGCATAATAAGGTACAACTAAATCTTCAGATTTTACAAATCTTGCTACTGCACGCCCTACCGCAGGGTCATAATATACTTTTTTAAATGCTGAACCTGATAACGGAAGATAAAATAATAATTGGTCCATTTCTGGGTCATATTCTTCCATTTTGTAAGTTATCTGATAATTCATAAAGTTTTTAACTCTATTTGCTTTTTCTGATTTTAAATTATCAGTAACACCTAGAACTTCTGTATCTACTGGTCCACCGGCTGGTAATAATTCTTTATAAGCTTGTGCTTGAAACTGGGTTACTGCTTCTGCTAATATTGGATGGTGTACACCAGACGCACCTATAAATGGTTCTGACCTAGTATCACTATTTATACCTAATAAATCTAAACCTTCACTATATGTTTGAAACCAGTCATTACGTGAATCTAAATCATCTTCAAAACTATGTATAAGTTCTTGTGCTATAACATTTAATGTGTTATCGTCGATAACTTCAGCTAAATTTTCACCAAATTTACCTTTTATTTGTTCATTTTCCTCTGTTCCTATTTCAACACTACCATCAGGGTTGATGGTAACTTCCATTTCGTCTATATTTTCGTCTTGAACTAATTCAAGTTCGACTTCTTGGTCAGGCTGTAAAGGTTGTGGTATTGCTTGTTTTTCTATAGCCATATTTTCGTATCATAGTCCTATTTTTACTAATAATAAACCCTTTGGGTAGGAAAGTAACTTGGCTCATCGTCCATATCGGTCGAAAGTTGTAAAAATCCACCCGCTCTAAAACGTGCTAACGCTAAAGTTGTTGCATCTACGAGGTCATCATTTTCTCCACCGGGAAAATCACTAACTTCTTCCATGAGTTCCTCGCCAAAACGATTATCTGGTACCCAAACACGTCCATCTTGGAAAATTGGTGACACAGAATTCAATCTTGCTATCTTATCTTGCCCTTTTCCTGGACTAAATGTGTTTACAGGTATACCGATACGTCTTAATTCTTGTATAAGTGGCAATCCTGACCCTTTTGCCTCAATAATTACGTTATCTGGCTCCCAATACTCGTATAATCGCATCGCTTCTTGTTTTAATTCGGGAAAATCGAATCTTTCTTTAACACAATCTATTAAAATTAAGTGTGCTTCGTTGCCATCATACATTTCTTCGCCTATTTTACCTTCTGGATAGAACACACCCCACGTAGTTATAGCTGTAAAGTCAGCTCTTTCACTTTTTAAGAACGCAGTATCATAACTTTGTATTAAATAATCGCATTTTGGTGGTTTTTCTTGCTCCCAAACATTAAACCAGTCTTTAGGTATAATAGAAATACCCTCACCAGTAGGTCTTTGCATATACTGTGCCGCCCATTTTGATGGACTAACGGATGCTTTTATACTTTCTAACTCATCTTTCGACCAAAAATTAGCCCAAAGTGGGTTACCACTAGGTAAAATAGCAGGAAACTCTATAACTTCCCACTGGTCAGCACCTTTTTCTTGTGCCATTTTCTTAATTAAACGTCCGGTTAAATCTTTTTTAGACCAACGTGTCATAACAATAACGATTGCACCACCGGGTTGTAACCTTTGTCGTGGTCCAGTCATAAACCATTCGTATGCTTCGTCTAATGCTTTATCTGACATAGCGTCTTGTTCGGAATGTGGGTCATCAATAATAAACAAATCAGCACCTCTACCGGCTAACGCACCGCCTGTACCAGCAGCATAATACTCACCACCTTTATTTGTTAACCATTTACCCGCACTTCTACTATCTGCTTTTAATTCTGTTTCAGGAAATAGTTGGTTATAGTCTTCACTATCAATTAAATCCCTAACTTTTCTACCAAAGTTTATTGCAAGGTCAGCAGTGTGGGTAGCTTCTATAATTTTTAGTTTAGGATTTTTACCTAATAAATATGCAGGAAATAAATGAGATGCAAATTCTGATTTAGTATGACGTGGCGGCATATTAATTATTAAACGTTTTAATTTACCACTAGCTATATCATCAAAAGCTTTTGCCATTTTTGCATGGTGTTCGCCAGATATGAACTCTGACCATATTGCTGTAACAAAATCTAAAAAACTACTTGTTGATTTTATTTGGTGTTCACGTTTTTCTAATTCTTCTAAAAGAATAGTGAATTCTTTAGCTTCAGCAGTTGTTAAATGACTGAGGTCTATATTTTTTAAAGATTTTAACTTATCAGACAAAGTTATTAATCAGGTTTTTTGAAGAAAAAATCATCTACAAAATCGTCACCTTCCCTTTTTCTCATAATTTTATTTTGTCTTTCTGCAGCTTTTAGTAAATCATCAAGCTTTGCTGGTGGTAATTGACTAACGATACCTTTATCATCTAACATAACTTTATAACTTTCAGTCATAGCTTTGTTATCGGCTAGTTGTTTATCAACATCTGCTAATTGTTTTCGTAAAGTATTACCTGCGTCAGGATTCATTTTTAATATAGGGTCGCTATCTAATTCTTTAAGTGCTTTTTCTAACATCTTTTTTCTTTCTATTAAAAATATCGAACCTTTTAACGCACCACCACCTACAACATCTAAATAACTTAAAGCTTCCCCCATAGTATCGCCCCTACGTCTAGCTAATTCAGTCGATAATCCTGGGATAAAGTCAGCGACACCAGATACTAAATTCTGTATCGGGTCTTCAGTATTTAAAGGTTGATTTATATAATCAAAAAATCTTTCTAATACTAAACTATTAGATGGTGGTAAAGGTGTTATTGTTGATTTAGGCTGTTCCATATTTAGTAAAGTAGTTTAAACTATGAATGAGTTTCTTTGTCGGCGGACTATTTTTCTGTATGAGACGCACCGAAGTAAAAACTTATTACTGCACTAGCTAATCCTCCTAAATATCCAAGCACTAAATTAATTAATGCTTCGCTGTTTTGTTCTGGTGGTTGTAATGTTACTAGAAAAATATATCCAAGAAAACCCATAACCATAGCTATACCAATAATACGTGCTGTCCAATCTTTACTGAACATGCTCCTAGCGTGTTGTTTTTCTTGTGTTTCTAATTTAAAAATATCAACGTTAAGTTCTTTCATTTTAACTTCGAAATCTTTTTCTGCTTTTTTAATTTCTAATAATTGTTCAGGGGTGGCGTTTTGCATAGCATTTTCAATAGCTATTTGATTATTATCTACGCCTAAAACTTTAGAAATAACATTTGATGCCATACCGCCTAATGGACCGCCTAATGCCGAACCTAGTGTTGGTGCGACTGCACCTACTATATTTAATAATTTTTTCATAAGTTATATCCTCTCACTTATAGGTGCTACCATATTAATTAAATCTTCAAAACTGTTCGGTTGTACTTGACCAAATCTATCTTTGTAATTTACTAGATTATTCATCAAAGATTCACCTACAGGGGATAAAGTCTCTGATTTAAAAATATTATCTAATTCTAATTTACCTTCTCGAACACTATCAAATATATTTAAATAATCTTTAAATTGTTTTTCTAATTGTTCTTTAGTTAATTTATATTCCGAGTTTGGGTCATAAGCATCTGTAAATAAGCTAAAAGGACTTTTTTGATAATTTTTATCGTAAATATATTTAGGTGTGTAACTTTTTCTATCGATAGCTTTTACTTCGTTCATAAATGCTGCTATATCTACATCAGGATTTTCTTCAAACATTTTATTTAATATTTGTTGTCGGGAAGGAACTTTTGGCTCTTGTACCATCAAATCACCTAAGATGCCTTTTTGTAACAAATCTTGTATACCTGCCATTACAAAAGTATAAACGTAAAAAAATTATTTGCAAAATTTTTTTGCTAGAAATTTTTTTCATAGGGACTTATTTGTAAAGTACATCGGATTGAGAGCCTGAAACTAAGGTGCGGCGGAGGGTGAGGACGCTAGCATAGGGCTAGGGGGTATAGGGGTAGCGTATATGCGTTAGTAAATATAAATAATAGAGTAGATATAATAGGCACAAAAAAAGGGGCTAGAAAGCCCCTTGGGTTATTAGGTTAAATTTTAACCTAGGTTAAATATATTAAGTTCTTCGCTAGTAAAACCTTTATAAGTTTTAGTGCCTAGGTTATTAAACTTAGATAAGTAGTGAGCTAGAACAGTACTTGCGTCTTGTTCATAATCATACTCATCAGACCATCTATTATTTAACATAAGTAATGAACACTTATCATTATCTAATACAATTTGGTCTATATTCATAATAAGTAATTGAACCTGTGTAGGCATACTATTAAATACTTTTTCAGCTATAGTATGATTAACAGTTATTAATTGCTTATCATTAAGTCTAGCCCTTGAAGGTCTAGCGTTATATCTTGACACGTTCTGTTTCTTGGTTGTGTCAACCTCACCTTTTTTAGGGTTATTATTTTTATTCATAGGTATATATTATATTAATTATAATAAATTGCAATACTTTTAGTTAAATTAACTTAATTAATTTATATAGGTTAATTAGGTTAGTTAAGTTATATTTTACCACCGAAGGAGCGAAGGATTAGGATTTATGGATTAGGATTCATGGGAAAGGGATTGGATAGATAGAGGCGAAGGATAGAGTAGAGCGATAAAGTAGAGCGATAGAGTAGACTAGAGTAGAGCACAAAAAAGGCGACCGAAGTCGCCCTTTTGGAACCAGTCAAAGATTAGCTGATTGTAATCAATCCTTCCTCGACTAATCTAGCTCTGTAATGAGTCCAGATATCCATTGGTGTTTGAACTGTAACTAGTCCCGCTTTTTCTAAAGCAGACTCAGTCGAACCATCAGTTCCAACTAACTCACCAACTGTAAGACTGTAGTCTTTCGCATTTAGTAAAGCCTCGATAATTTTCCCAGCTTGGGCAGGGAACTTACCCTCAGGCGTTGCTACTAATGTAACAACTGCGTTAAAGTTAGCAGTCCCTTTTTGGTTAGCTGCTTTAAAGTTTTTATCTATTTTCATAATATTCTCCTTTCTAAATAGTGGGAACTACCCCGTTAATATAGTTATATCATATCGTGGATTGGTACCAAAGTAAAGGAGTAAAAAGAACAGAACAAAGTCCGTCCATCGCTCCGTCGGTCAGTGATTCTTGGTAAAGTCGCCTTCGATAATGTTATCAGTCTTTTTTGCAATCAATTCTTTGAGGCGAGTGAGTATGTCATCTTTAGACATCATATCGATTTTAGCGGTGAGTATCTCACGTCTATCGATGTAGAGTCCTCCTGCCTTGCCTCGATGAACCTCTGCAGTGATAGCAGCGGATATTTGTCCTTGGTCTTTGGCTTCTTCTCGTAGGTCGTGTAGAGTAGAGAGATGATTCTCTAGAGAAACTGCTTCCTTCTCTGAGGCTTGGATTTCCAAGTCAATGA